CCGCTAGGAGGTCCTTGTATGGCTGCTCGTAAGCATTTGAAGGCCGTTAGTGGTGCTGGTGAGGCGGTGGTTGTGATGTCGGTTTCTGATGCGGCTGAGAGTGGTTCACGGCTTGCTGAGTTGCGTGCGATGCGTCGGGTTATTGCTCGCCGGATTGACGATGAAGCTACTCAGGCCCGCGATCTTGCTGCCCTGTCGAAGCGGCAGATGGACATCAGTCGAGAGATTGAGGATCTGATGAACGATATTGAGGGGGATGCTCTTGGTAAAGCAGCAGACTCTCCGGACGAAACCTTCAACCCGTCGTCTGTCTGATGTTGCCCGCCATGTGATTGTCCCTGAGGGGATTGTTTCGACTGGTTGGCCGGCGGTGCGGGATACGCTGCGTGAGCTTGGTATCTCGTTTGATGATTGGCAGCAGGGCGCGTCTCAACTGATCTTGTCGAAGTCGGCTAATGGTCAGTACGCCACGACTGTGGGCGGCGTGACCGCGTCCATTCCCAGGCAAGTGGGCAAGACTTTTTTCATTGGCTGGATCTCGTTCGCGTTGTGCATCATCCACCCGAATCTGACGGTTGTTTGGACTGCTCACCGGGCGTCTACGGCTGATGAGACTTTCAAGGGTATGAAGTCGATGGCGGCTTCGTCTTTGATGGGTCCGCATATTGAGCGGATCGCGGATAACGGTTCTGAGCAGGTTATCGAGTTCCGGAATGGTTCGCGGGTTGTGTTCGGCGCCCGTGAGCGTGGTTTCGGCCGTGGCTTCACTAAGTTGGATGTCGTTGTGTTCGATGAGGCGCAGATCCTTACGGAGCGCGCCATTGAAGATATGGTGCCGGCGCAGAACGCGTCCGGTAACGCGCTGACAATCATGATTGGTACACCTCCGCGGCCTATCGACCCTTCCGAGGTGTTCGAGGATGCCCGGCGGGCTGCGTTGGCGGGTGAGGCGCCGGATTCGCTGTATATCGAGTTCAGTGCTGACCGTGACGCGGACATAACCGATCGGAAGCAGTGGCGGAAGGCGAACCCGTCCTACCCTGGCCGCACGAACGAGTCCGCAATGTTGCGGATGCTCCGCAAGTTGTCTGCTGATTCTTTCCGGCGTGAGGCTCTTGGGATTTGGGACGAGATGGACGCGCATCGTTCCGCTATCCCTGCCGCGGCGTGGGATGACCTTGCTATCAATGAGGTTCCGGAGGATTGGCCGCTGGCGGCCATCGGGGTTGATATGAACCCGGAGCGGACCCGTGTGAGTATCGCTGTGGCGGCTTTCGGGCCCGAGCATGTGCATCTGGAGCTTGCCGAGGATTCCGGTTTCTCTGATGCCGGGTCTAAGGCTTTGGTGGACTGGATCTTTGAGCGGGCTAAGCGTCGGGTGCCTGTTGTGATTGATGCTTATTCGCCTGCCCGATCTTTGGAGCCTGAGTTGAAGAAGCGCGGGTGTCTGGTGCGGGTGATGGGCGCTGCGGAACTTTCCCAGGCGTGCGGCGGTTTGTACGACGCTGTGATGCTTGACCAGTCGGTGACGCATTTCGGTCAGGAACGCCTAGACCTATCCCTCGCCGGCGCGACCAAGGAGAACTTTGGGCCTGCTGGGGCGTGGAAGTGGAACCGTAAATCGTTGGATGTTGACCTGTCGCCGCTGATGGCTGTGACTGCCGCTCATTTTGGTGCTGTGAAGTTCGGCAAGAAACGTACTACTGAAGGTAACCGAGGGAAGGTGTTGGTTCTGTGATTCTCACCATTCCTGGGCTTACTGAAGACGAGAACGTTATTCTTGCGCGTTTGCAGGCTGCTTTGGCGGCTAAGAAGCGGATCAATGATAAGCGTTCGCTTTACCATGACGCGAAGCAGGTTGTGCAGCATCTTGGTATTGCTATTCCGCCGGCGTTGCAGACTGTGGAGACGGTTATTGAGTGGCCGGCTACCGCTGTTGAGGCGCTGGAGAACCGGATCGACCTTGATGGGTTCGTAATTCCGGGCGCGTCTACCACGGATCTCGGTATCGACCAGATCGTGGACGACAACAGGCTGATGCTGGAGTCTGTGCAGGCGCACACGTCCGCGCTGAAGTATGGACCCGCGTTCCTAGCCGTCCTCGCTGGCGATGCGGGCGAGCCTGATGTGGTGATGCGGACACTGTCGGCTACGTCCACTACGGGGCTGTGGGATGCGAACCGCCGCCGTTTGGCTGCGGTCCTGTCCATCACAGACGCGGACGCTACGGGCTTGAGGGAGTTCATTCTCTATCTGCCCGACGTGGTTATCACGGCTTTCCGTGATGGGTCTGTGTGGTCTATTGAGCGGGAACCTCATTCGTTGGGTCGCTGCCCGGTGTCGCTGTTGCCGTTCAAGCCGTCGCCTGAGTCGCCGTTTGGGCGCTCGAGGATCACGCAGGGCGTTATGACGACGACCGACAGGGCTGTCCGCACACTGTTGCGGATGGAGGTTTCGGCGGAGTTCTATAGCGCCCCTCAGCGGTACATCCTTGGTGCTGATGCCTCTGCTTTCCAGGACGCTAACGGCAATACGTTGCCTGGTTGGGCGGCTTTGGTGAGCTCTATGCTCGCTGTCGGCCGCGACGACAATGACGAGCTGCCGACTGTCGGTCAGTTCCCGCAGATGACGATGCAGCCGCATATGGACATGGTTCGTTCGGATGCTGCGGTGTTCGCGGGGATGACGAAGATCCCGGTGAACATGCTCGGGATCATTCACGATAATCCGGCGTCTGACGCGGCGATGCACACGGCTTACCTTGCTTTGAATAAGGAGGCTGAGCGGGCGCATATTCCGTTCGGTTACGGCTGGGTGGATGCGATGAAGATGGCTGTGGAGATCCGCGATGGTGCAGCCGCTGCGGAGGCTCTGACGGGGCTGCGTGCGAAGTGGCGGAACCCTGCTACTCCGACGAAGGGCGAGGCTTCCCGCGCTGTTGTTGAGCAGGTCGCTGCTGGCATTCTCCCTCCTGATTCTGAGGTCACTTTGGAGCAGCTCGGCTATGACGATGTGACGATTCAGCGGATTATCGCTGACCGGCGCCGTTCTCAGGCTGGTTCTCGGCTGGATGCTTTGGTGAACGCGGCTAGGGTTGCGCCGCAGGGGGTTGTTGATGTCGCTGCAACTGCTGAGGAAGTTTGAGCAGGCGAATGATGGCATTGCTGCGCTGATTGAGCGTGATTTGTTGGCGTTCTTGGCTGCGCTTGATTTCACTAAGCCGGCGGCGGTGCGTGATGCGTTGTTTGATTTCGTTCCGGTGCTTGTTTCTGTGTATGGCGAGATGGCGGCGACGGTTGCCGCTGACTGGTATGACGAGTTGAGGCTCGCTGAGGAGGTTGCGGGGGCGTTTAGTGCGCCTCTCGCCCCTTTGGCTCCTGATGTGCAGGTGAAGGGCCGGCTTGGGTTCGCTACACGCGAGGGCGGGCCGCTGTGGACCGGGCAGCCGGACATGCTGACGGCGTTCCTCGGGATGATGGCGAACGAGTATGCGTTGCAGCCGGGCCGGGAGACGGTGATGCAGGCAGCGCACGCTGATAACGCCGCGTATGCCCGCGTTCCTGAGCCTGGCGCCTGTGATTTCTGCCTGATGTTGGCTTCCCGCGGCTTCGTCTACACCAAAGCGACCGTGGGCGATGAGAACAAGTTCCACGGTAAATGCCGATGCAACCCAATGCCTGTCTGGGATGAGACACGCGCCCGCGTCGAGTACGGATACGACCCTGACGCGCTGTACGACCAGTACCGCGAGGCCCGCGACAAGGCCAAATAGACCAACCCTGCCCGCGATGGGCTGGGGAATGTAAGAAGAAAGCGAGTAGGCCGCGATGGCTGACGAAACCACCACTGAAAGCACGACCGAAACCGACGCTTCCACGCAGGAGGTTAGCGGCGAGGAAACAGGGCAGCCCCAGAGTGATTCCGGGGAGCTCGACAGGATCCGCACCGCCCTCAAGAACGCGAATAAGGAAGCCGAGAAGCACCGCCTCCGGGCTAAGGAGCTTGAAGACCTGACGAAGTCGGACGAGGACAAGCGCAACGAGCGATTCGCTGAGCTTGAGAAGTCTGACCGTGAGAAGGATGCCGCGCTCGCTGAGCGTGAGGCGAAGCTCCTCCGCTATGAGATCGCGGCGGCTAAGGGTCTTGACCTGAAGGCGGCTCTGCGGTTGCAGGGCTCGACTCGGGAAGAGATCGAGGCGGACGCTGACGAGTTCGCCAAGGAGTTCGGCGCCCATCAGGGCGGGCCGAGGTCTTCGGCGCTTGGACGTGTGAATCAGCAGGGCGGCGCCACATCTGACGCTGCCCCAGGTATAGGCCGGCTCCGCGCCGCCTACTCCAACTAAAACCCCCAAAGGCGACAGCCTGCGGGCAACCCTAACAAGATAAGGAGCCATCATGGCTGTCACCCTTGCGGAAGCGGCTCTGCTTTCGACTAACGACCTGCAGCGCGGCGTCATTGAGACGTTCGTGCAGGCATCCCCTGTCCTTGACCGTATTCCCCTGCTGACCATTGAGGGTAACGCTTACGCGTACAACTCTGAGGCAACCCTGCCCGGTGTCGCTTTCCGTTCTGTGAACGAGGCCTACACCGAGTCCACGGGTACTGTCGTTCAGCGCACTGAGACGCTCGCCATCCTTGGTGGCGACGCTGACGTGGACCGTTTCATCGTGCAGACCCGCGGGAACCTGAACGATCAGCGCGCCACGCAGACCGCTATGAAGGTCAAGGCCGCTTCGTACAAGTTCCAGGACACGTTCATCAACGGCGACGTAGCGGTGGACCCCAAGAGCTTCGATGGTCTGAAGAAGCGCCTCACGGGCTCCCAGGTGCTCGACGCGGCAACCAACGGCCTCGGCCCGGTCGCTGCCGGGCATGACTTCTTCGACGCCCTGGACGCTCTGGTCGCGCAGGTTCCCGGCCTGAACGCCGGCAACGGCGCTCTCTACGCCAACTCCGCGGTCATTGCGAAGATCATGTCTTCAGCCCGCCGTCTCGGTGGCGCTGACATGATCACCGAAGCCCTTACTGGCAAGCGCGTCGCCACCTACAATGGCGTGCCGCTGCTGGACATCGGTAAGACCGCTGCCGGCGCGGACATCATCACCCGCACCGAAACGCAGGGTACCGCCACGAACGCCTCCAGCATCTACGCCGTGAAGTTCGGTCAGGATGAGGGCGACCAGGCTGTTACCGGCCTGACCAACGGCGGCGTGCAGGTCGATGACCTCGGCCAGCTCGAAACCAAGCCCGCGTACCGGACCCGCATTGAGTTCTACTGCGGCGTCGCCACCTTCGGAGGCCAGGCAGCTGCCCGTCTTCGTGGTGTCCTGACCGCGTAAGTCTGAGAGGAAAAAGAATCATGGCTACTCGTAAGAGCGAAGAAAAGACCACCCTCGATTCCGACGTTACTAAGCCGTCTGTCACCGCCCCCGGCGATGGCCCGGCTGATACCACGGACCCGACCGAGCGCGCTACCTCAGTCACCCCCAACCCGGGCGAAGAGGCGCTGATCGTGGGCACCGTGAACGCGGTCAAGCCCCTCCCGAAGGTGGAGGAGCCTGCCCGCGAGGGTGAGGACCGCGTCGAAACCTACACCGCTGTCCGCCCGGACGGCACCGAGGTAACTGTGCGTCACAACCTCGACACCGGCGAATCAACCGTCGAATAACTGAGCGGAGGGCATCATGGCATGGACTACAGCGCAGGATGTCCTCAACTCGTGGATAGGTGAGGACGCTCCGACTGACTCGGCCAAGGTAACAACTTGGATCGGGAAGGCGGAGCGCCTCATCCGTCGGGAAGTTCCGGACGTTCAGGCGCGCATTGACGCTGAGGCTCCGGACACTGAGTTGTTGGAGACGGCGCGGGATGTTGTTGCCGCTGCTGTTACTCGGGTGTTCCGGAATCCGGAGGGTCGTCGGTCAACTTCTGTTGGTACGGGCCCGTTCAGTGAGAGCGTGACGTTCGGCGGGGATCAGCCCGGCGGGTTGTATCTGACGGACGAGGAGCTTTCTTCGTTGCGCGGGTTTCAGGCGGGGCAGCGTGCGTTCAGCATCGATCTGATGCCGTCCACGTCGCCATTTAGTCCCTACTATGTGGCGCCGTCATGACGGTCGCGTTCGCTTATCCGGGTGACTATCACGCGCCTAAGTCACCATTGCGGGGGATCCCGAAGTCGTGGCTGGTTGATGTGACGGTTCTCCGTGGTGGTGGGCGGGATGCTAAGGGCAACCCGCTGCCGACCATCGAGTTAGCCGTAACCAAATGTCTGATTGCGCCTCGTGCGACGGCTGACCCGGTTGACCGTTCCGATGTTGTGGATAACACGGCTGTTCTGTATCGGGGTCCGGGGTTCACGTTTATGTCTACTGACCGTATCCGGGTTCCTGCGGGCGCACGGATGGCTGGTGTTTGGGCTGTGGAGGGCCGGCCGGGTGAGTGGCCGTTCGGGTCTGAGGTTGGGTTGGTGAGGGCGTGAGTAGGAATAGGTATAAGCGCCATGAGGCTGGGATCCGTGAGATCGCGCAGTCGTCCGCTACGGGTGCCGCTGCTTTGGCGGCGGCGCAGCGGATGGCCGGTAACGCTAACGCTGTGGGCGATTCGACGTATGCGGCGGCTAACACGACGGTGACGGCGGGTTGGGCGAATGAGCGCCGCGCTGGTGCCGTTGTGCGTGAGGTGACGCATCATTGGCGGGATTCTCGTGACCGCGTCTTGTTGCGGGTTCGTGACGCGATGAGGGTGAGGTCCGGATGAGTGACGTGATGGTTTTCCCTGATACGCGTTCGTGCTTGTTTGACCTGATTGACGGGGCCGTGCATGAGGGCGTCACGGTGCGGGCGGTCTACCACCTCCCGGCGGACTCTTACGGGCAGCTACAAGGGCCCTATCCTATCGCTCACGTCTACGTCACGGGCGGCACGGAGGGTTTCATCGACCGTGTTGACCGGGCGACCATCGACGTTTACGCCGAGGGTGAGCAGGCGGTGAACGTCCTCGAATCCATCCGGGCCAGTATCCGGGGCGAGAACATCGAAACGCCGTCAGGGTTCCTTGACCGGATCGACCCTGACATAACCCCGGCAGACATCCCTTACCAGTCCGACACCCTAAACAGGGCCACGGCGACTTTCCTAGTCACCTCAAGGCCCCTCTAAACCCCTACTGGGGATTCAACAAACCTGATGCCCTTGAAAGGGGTTTATTGCTATGCCTACATTCAGCACGATTCAGGCTGACGCCGACGAGCGGAGCCTTGTACGGAAAATTCAGAAGGCCGTGGCGTTCATCGCCCCGATGACGGTGGATCTGCCGGAAGCCCTGACGGGTGCCGACTCCCTGCCCATCGACCTCAAGACCGCCGGGTTCCTGCCCGTTGGCCTTGTGTCGCCGGACGGGTATTCCTTCTCTCGAGAGATCGAGTCCGAGGATGTGGACGCGCTCGGTTACGCATCCCCGATCCGCTCGGACACCACGCGAGTCCCCCGTTCCGTGTCCTTCACGGTCCTGGAAAAGGGCCGTAAGCACATGGCGGAACTTATCTACGGCACCGACCTGACCGGTGTGACGCAGGGCCTGAACGGCGAGATCATCATCGATGAGCCTGACCTGCCGGTGGATGCTGAGTGGCGCCTGCTGATCGTCGGTTCTGACGGGCCCGCCGCTGACAACTGGATCCTCGGTAAGGGTTACGGCGCTGTGAAGCTGAACGCTACCGGCGAAGAGATTTGGGGCCGCGAGGGCGCCGTCTCGCAGCAGCTTACGTTCAATGTCTTCACTGACGACACCATTGGCGTCCCGGTCAAGCATTACCTCGGCGGCACGGGCGCTAAGGCTTCGACGGTCCTGGGTTTCACTAAGGCCACCGTCTAGCCCCCATTTACTGGGTGCGCCGGTCCTTCGGGTGTGGCCGGCGCACCCTTTTCCATAACACCCGACTAAGACTGAGGAGCCATTTATGCCCCGCTTCGTAAAAGACGACATCACCATCGAGACCGCTATCCCTCGTGAGGCTGCTGAGCTGCGTTCCCAGGGTTTCACTGAGCAGAAGGCTCGCACGGCTGAGGTCAAGAAGGCCGACGCCGAAAACACCAAGACCACCAAGTAACTAACACCCTCAACACCCGGAGGTAACACCCCATGTCTGACAAGCCCAAGATTGACCTGATCCTCGCTGACCTTGAGAACGAGGTCAGGAAGCCTGAACCCTTCGTTGTTGTTCTGAATAGCGGGAAGCGGATCACGTTCAAGGACCCCTACGATTTCAAGGTGTCCGAGCGCAAGGAAATCCTCAACCTGTTCGAGGCCGGCAAGCGCGGCGAAGTTGACGACCTCGAACTCCTGAAGAAGATCCTGTCGCCGGATGACTACGAGAAGTACGTCGACGCCGACCTTCCCATCCGCACGCACGGGGCCCTTGTTGAGCGGGTCATGGCCCACTTCCAGGGCGGTCTGGGTAACGCGGGGGAAGGCAGCGCCTCCGCGAGCTAATCGGCCGCTACCGCCCGCAGATCCGCGCCGACCTCATGAGTGAGTACGGTGTGGATCTTGCGGAGTGGTACGCCGCCGGGCGATGGGTGGCTCTGCTCGATTACATCGACGGGCTGCCCAGCGCTTGCAGGCTCAACGAGGCAATAGCTAACGACCCGGAAGCGGCTGCGGAGATCGCAGCGATGCCTACCCCGGGTGAGGAGTGGGCGCCGCGTGTGGCTGAGTTTGACCTGCACGCGCACCTGCTGCGGGAACTCCTGCACGCGGTCAAGAGTAACGGCCAGATTTCCATCGCGGCTGCCGGCGGCAAGCCTGGCGAGGTCAAGCCGTTCCCCGCGCCGAGGACTCAGATTGACCGCGCCATCGAAGCTCTTGAGCGGGAGTGGGCGGAGTCGTTCGTCGGGCAGTTCGGTTTCGATGCCACTGACATCTAAATAGAGATTTGAGGTTCCCCATGCCTGTTGTCGGCATTGCCGAAGTTCTTGTGCAGCCTGTCTTCAATGGGGTTCAGCGCAGCATTGAACGGCAGATGACGCAGTCCGCGAACAATGTGGGCCGGTCTGCTGGTCGGAGCATGGCGTCTGGGATGGGGTCGGGGTTCGGTTCGGGTGCGGCGAAGCTTGTTGCCGGTCTGTCTGCGATCACCCCCGCTGCAGGCGCTGCCGGGTCGGCGGTGTTGGCTGCGTCCGGTAACGCTTTGACGTTCGCGGCTTCGCTTGGTTCGCTGGCTGGTGTCGCTGCTTTGGCTCCGGCTGGTTTGATGGCGATGGGCGGCGCTGCTGGTGTTCTCGCTACCGCGTTCTCGGGTGTGGGTGAGGCGCTGAAGGCTGTCACGGCGCAGCAGGATGCGTTCACGGCTAACCCGCGCCTGGCTGCGATGGCGGTTGAGGACGCCGCTCGGGCTATTACGGTGGCGGAGGAGAACGCCGCGCAGGCTCAGGAGCAGGCTGCCCGGCGTGTGGCTGATGCTAAGCGGTCTTTGCAGGACACGATTG